AATTTCATCAGATTTAGTTTCAGTCTTTTTTGCAGCTTCAGCTACTTTCTTTGCATTTTCTGCCATACGCTTCTGAATAAGTTGAAAACTATCAACTTCTTCAGCAACATTACCATACATAGAATTTGTATCAATCATTAGTTTACCTTTTGCTTTTTAGATTTCTTTTTCGGTTCATTATCGAACATTTCTTGCAATTCTTGATTTGCTTCTTTCTGCATTGCTTCTAATGCAGACTTATGCCTATTTATTGCATTAAGAAGAGTTGTTGATTCTTGGAACAAAAGTTTTTCATTTGTATCAAATTCTTCATCAGTCAAACCAAGAAGATTCTTAAATACGAATTCTTTAGATAGTAATGGAATTTCACCGCTATCAATTCTAGGCATAAACTGAGAATAAATTACTAATAAATTAGCAATATTATTAGCTCGTTCCCAATCAATTTTCTTTGTTGATTTTTTTGTAACTTTTTCTTTCTTCATAAAAAATCCTAATGAAAAAATACGGGTATAAGTTTTTTATACCCGTATTAGTTTAAGTTAAATTAGCCATTAGCTAAACGAGCAAAGAAGTCATCATCGTCTTCTTCAGTTGCATCAACCATTCCAGTTTCTGCATTATCCTGAGATTCAGATTCTTCATCAAACGGCATGCTGTTAGTGAAATCTGCCTTCTTAACAGTTTCAGTTACAGTCTGCTTCTTGGTTTCAAGCGGAGTGCCAGAGAACATTTCTTCATCGTCAGCTTCTTCAGTCTGAATATGAGACTTAGTTGTTGCAGCATAATCGCTAGAACCATCAGTGAATTCAGCCATGAGGTCTTCACCAGACTTCTTCTTATAGAATTCAAGAACTTCACCGTAAGAACGGATTGCATCTTCCTTGATTTCAATATCCTTAAGAGTATAAAGCTGAGATTCGATTGCATCAATTTCATCGTCAGTCAAGTTATGGAGCTTACCATCAGGACCGAACTTAGAAATACGACGAGCTGGATTGAAGTGAGAAGAATCATAGTTAGGACCATTAGAACCCTGAACTGCTTCCCAAACGAAGTTTGCACCAGCCTTTTCATCACCCTTGATAACGGCTTCATCATTCGGACCCCACCAAGAGAACGGGTTGATGCCAGGAATGATACCCAATTCTGGATCATCCTTATTTTCCATAGCTTCCTGAATCTTCTTCATAATAGCACGACCATACTGAAGACGATAAACCTTACCAACAGTATCGGGCTGGTTATCATTCTTGATAATGAGAATATTAGAATAGTAATTCGGACGCCACTTTGCCTTTACCTTTGCACGTGCTTCATCTGTTCTACCGTACTTTTCCCAAACCTTTGAGTTGTAATCACAAATCGGACACGGCTTGTTAAACTTCTTGGCGCAATCACAACCAAACCATGAACCATTATCTAATTGGAACAAGTGGTTGCGGTTTTCAATCCACGGAAGTTCTTCATCGGGATGTGACGGAAGGAAACGGAGAACGATAGAAAACTTACCATTGACCATCTTCGGCTTGAACAAGCCTTCGATCTCGTAATTTTTCTTTTCTGTGTTTTCTTTCTTGCGATTTACATTGATCTTGTCCATCTCACTGTAAATATTGCTAAAGCTTCTTTTAATTGGCATATTATTATTTTTCCTCTTTATGTTTTCTCAATCGTTCATTCGATTGACAATATCAAATATAGAAACAAAACAAAATGTTTCCATTACTTTACATTTTTATTTGAGATTTCTTGTTGTAATTTAATAATGATCTCTGTGAATGTAATAAACCTCTTGTAATCAATGTCTTTAATCAAATCCTTATTTATCTCAAATTTTCTTGCTCTGTAACCCTGTATGTAAAATTCTGGGTCTATTTTGCTCATTTTATATAGTTTGTAGGCTTGATTTTCTTGATTACCGTCGGTCTCATAAAGAGTGAACTTTGTATCGAAAAGTTCATTGATGCCATCATTAGCTTTGATAAGTTTATTTATCTCGTTAATCTGAGCAGCTATGATTGGACGATTTTTAAAAATCATGTAGCCTTTCATTTTATTTATGTTATTAATTTCGTCCGGTTTGGGAAAATTCTTGTCTACGAGGCATTTTTCTATAAAATACATAGTCCAATGCTCAATATCTGTTAAATTACAGTTAATTTCATTGACAATTGGAATGAAATAATTAGATATATATTCAACCCTGCTATTAGATTGAACATATTGGTTAATCAAGAAATCTTCGAGAGTATCGTTTAACATATCGTTCACAAGAACGGTATTAAAACGCTTAGCCTCCCAAATTTTCTTGATACTCTTATAGAGCATGTAAATTTGGTATTTATCTATCATGTGAAAAGACTTTCAAGACCTGATTGTTCTGGAGTGACCTTAAATTTTTTCTTTAGTTCACTACGTAATGAGAAATAGTTTAATTCGTCAAGACACTTAAGCAAGACTGCAGATTCAAGCCAATCATCTTCAATATAAGCTATAGAATCAAGAATATTAATAATCTTGTTCTTGTGCAACTTATACAGAATATTATTGAACTTGTTATATTCTGCTGGTTCATTCTTGATAACTTTAATCAAGAATTCTGGAAGCTTATCATTTGGATCGACATTATCCATATCAATGCCATTGTCCTTGAGGATTTTATAAAAACTATCCTTAGAACAACCATCTACATAATCTTCTTTAATTAATAAGTTTTCTTCGTCTATCATATATCCTCAATTAGAATGTAAAGTTATTGACGTCAGGTTCTTTATTTTCGAAAACCGTTTCGTCTTCAGAATTATAATGTGTTCCAGTAGGTTGAATATTACTATATGTCTTCAAATCGTAAATTCTTTGCTTTTCAATATCGACACCGATAGTTACAATCGGATTAGGTGGTTGACCATATCTAGTCTTTAAGAGTTTAACGGTATACATATTTGCAGATTTAAGGTCTGGCGTTTGAGTAACACCAAAAATAACATCTGCCTTCATAGTCTGGCCGAAAGAGTCAGCTGCATCATCAAGACCAATTTCTGCTTTACCATAACCACCTCTGTTTGCCTGAGCTGCAGAGATAATAGGAATTCCCATATCCATTCCGATAGCTCTAACTTCTTCACAAACTGAACGAAGCTTAGAGTTATCATTCATATCAACATTTGTTCGACCATTCGGAATCATACATCCGATATAGTCAACAGCTATCATATCAGGAACAAAATCTTTCTTTTCTTTAAGGTCCTTTAATAATGCTCTAAGTCCAAGTGCATTCATAGAACCAGCAGAATATTCTTTGATTATAAGCTTATTATGTCCAATCTGACCAATTGCTTTTTTCCAAAGTTTACCATAATTTTCTTTAGATAAAGAATATAATTGTGACTGAGTAATATCGAAAAGATTTTGTGTAATTCTTTGACCAATCTTAACTTCTGAATCTTCGAATGTTACATATAATACTTTTCTACCCGATAAAATTGCTGCAGTAGTAAATGAACAAAGGAATAAAGTTTTACCAACGTTTGTAGGTGCCATAACAAGTGTCATACTCTTTTCATGAGCACCACCGTGGATCATTTCATCAAGTGTAGTACAACCAAGCGGAACTACTTTTTCATTTGCTACAATTCCATTATATACTTTTTCTGGTTCTTCACAGAATGCAAAACCAATCTTAGTATCAAATGTAAATGATTGAGCATAAGCCATTTCATCAGCAAAGCTTATTTTTGATTTACCAGTAGTGCAGTATTCATTATAAGCCATGCATACTTGTCTACCAAGTCTTTGTCTGACAAAAGTTTGAATTTCATCAAGAATATAAGGTGTATTTACATCTGCATCAGGAATTGCCATGCATTTATCAAACTCCTCTACACTTCTTTCGTCTTTAAGAAGTCGCTTGACTTCTATCACATTCGGAAGAGTTGAATATTTTGCATTATAACTGGCAATAGCATCAACAATATACTTATGGTCAACTTGAATAAACCAATTAACATCTAATTCTGGAATAATTTTACTAGATGCATCCGGATTAGCATATAACGTTTTAATTACTACTTTTTCAAATTCACTATCTGTCATAATCCTCCATTTATAAAAGTTTACATCTCAAATATAGAAAACAATCTATCTTAAATCACAACAAAATATTTTTAATTGAATTTTTATAAATTTTCTTCAATCAGTTTTTCTGTAAGTGCATCCATTTTATCAATAGCGCTTACACTTTTAATTGTTTCTTCTTCAATAACATCAGGATCAAACCTGTCTATATGCATTACCATTCGGCGAAATTGCTCGATTGGAAATGTATTAAAAAATGTTTCTTGTTCCATAACCAAACCCAAATATAGAAATAAAGGTCCCATTTTCAGGACCGTATATTATTTATTTGAAAATTTTTATTTGCTTTCTAGCATCTTTGTTTCATTTTGAAGCAAGTTTGGTTCTTTTAAATATTCTAATATATCATTAACTATCCAATCATAGCCTTCTAATGTTCCATCAACTGCAACATATTTAATGCCTAATGAATCTAAAGTACTTCTGATTTTAACATCTATATCTTTAGCTTCATCTTCAGTTTGGTTTCTACCAGAAGGATTATAGGCTTTTTTACGAATAATAAAATAATTAAGTTTATTCTTATATTTCATATCTTCACCGATGCATGCAGCTTTGATATGAGCTTCATCTGTATACATAGCACCAAGAATAATTGGACTATCAGTAACAGCTACATCAACTTTGCCATTTACTCTGGCAAGTCTAAAAGCTTGTTTACCAGATATATAGAACTGACAATTTAATACTTTCTGATTTTCTTCCCAAGTCTTATCTTTCGCAAATTCTGTTACATATTCGGCATTAATACCGGCCATTTTAAGCTTTGAAAAAATATAAGCTGCACCCACAGATTTTCCAGCACCCGGGCCAGCATATAAGTTTATAATTAGTGTTTCTTTCATATTACCTCAAATATAGAAACTTTTTGTAAATTATTTTTTGTTTTAAAAAATAATCGGGTTTTTAACCCGGTTTTTAAATTAATTTTCGTCGTCATAATCTTCTTCGTCACCTGAAGTCGCGACATTCGGATCGATACCTGTATTTTCACTCAAATCAGCATCTTCTTTTTCCATCAACTTCATAATGTCTTCAGAAGCATTAATCAATACCTGATCTTCGAATGCGAACTTAGCTTCTACATAATGTCTAAATGTTTCATCCTTGTAAAGCGGAATCCAGAATTTAGCACAGTAAAGTTCAGATTCTTTCCATACTCTCTCAGGTTTTCCAAGCTCACCAGTTTCCTTGTCAACTTGAACGTCATAACCGATTCGAGCATAATATCCAGGTTTTGGTTTATAAACGATACCACATTCCTGAGCTTCATCAAGCAAGCCATAATAAGGTGAAATACCACCAGCATGGAGAATAAGATATTGAGTCTTTACGAATTCCTTAGCAGAACGACCCTTAGCAACACCAGCAGTAATAACCTTACCGAGAATATTCTTATCCTTGTCTTTTTCCTTCTTAGTAGAAGAACCAAGCATAATATTTTCAGCATTGAATATGATTCTCATACCGCCTGGAATCTTATACGGATCACCATACATTTCAAGAGAAGCATAAACGTGGTTCATAACGAGGGTTGTAAAACCAGCACTCAAGAGAAGGTTTGCAAGTTCGTTCTTAAACTTAGCAGAAGACATGTTTACAGCACTTGATGCTTGTTCAGCCTTTTCAATAACCTGTTCTTCGATAATCGGGCCCCAGGAGTCGAAAAGAAGGAAAGTATTACGTGCTTCATCAAGAGTAAGACCACTCATGAGCTTTGTAATAAACTGTTTGATTTTAGGAATTCGGTTTGTCGGTCCAAATACACCGACTTCTTTCATATTAATTCCGAGCTTAGTAAGAAGTTCGTAGTTAACAGAGTTTTCAGTATCGACAATGAAGCAGTTCATACCAGAATCTTGTGCAGACTTAAGAACTGCGTAGCCAATCATAGATTTACCCCAACCGGAACCGGCTGCAATCATACTGATTGAACCTTTCTTGATACCGCCCTTAATTTTACCTGAGAGCAACAGGTTTACTGAAATACAGTTTGTGCTCAACCATTCAATCGGTTTTTGTTCGGTTCTGAGCATGTCAGCGAAAGCCTTTTCTTTCATCATTTTGGCGAGTAATTTATTTGCCATCTTTTACCTCATATTTTAATTTTTGACATCATGGTCTTTTAGCTATTAGTCAGTATAAATCGACCAGTTTATACCTATCAGAACTAATAACCATTTTATTTATGTTTGTAAACTTTATTTTACAAATATAGAAAAATGTTACCAAAAATTTACATTTGGTAACATTTATTTGAATTTTTTAGTAATTAATGTAGCCATTCATTCATGACTGTTCCATCTGACGGGTAAAGGTCACGATATGGATTCTTAACAGTCTGAACAAAATCTGAATCCTTATTCTTAGCTTCTGTAACGAAGTCTCTGTCAATAAAAGCTGCAGGCTGTTCATTTACGAATTCCTTAGATTCTTTTACGACACTAGGCTGAATAAGTTTTTCAGCAGGCTTAATACTTTCATTAATTGCAGCAGTATCTAAATGCTGTGCTTCATACTCTTTGAGTTTAACCTTATGCTTTGCCCACATATGTGCGCCAAGTTTCATACGATTTTCAAGAGTTTCACCACAAATCGGACAAGTTACTTCTGTCATATATTAACCTTCTTTCTTCTTAGACTTACGACCACGCTTCTTCGGAGTTTCTGCAGGAACTTCGACAACCTTTACAACAGGAACTGTAAACTTCTGAGTCTTCTTACCCTTAGTCTTCTTTACAGACTTAGTAGCCTTTATAGACTTTGTTGTCTTCTTTCCGCCCTTCTTAGAAGTATTCTTAGTTTCAGTCTTCGGAGCAGAAGCAATAATCTTTTCTAATTCGGCAAGCGGATCCGGGCCATCAGTTCTGTCAGCATCAGTCTTAATAATATCACCATTCTTTTCCTTAATTTCAAACGGACAAATCTGGTTTTCCAATGAAATCGGATTAATTTCTTCAGGTTCAACTACAGCAATTTCCGAAGTATCGCCTGGAGTATAAGTATTATCTGTATCAGGTTCCGGTGCCGGTTCTGGACCAGCTACGTTTACCTTACAGAGTTCACTTGCTGTCTGAATGGTTTTATCTTCGCCAAGATCTTCTGCGAAAACATCGACTTTAACTTTTGACTTTGATTTGACGAACTTTACGACAAGAACGCCAAGAATTATTACTGCGAATGCAGCTGCAATTATTGCTATTGTATTCATTTTTACCTCACTTTAATGTAAACTCAAAATGTATTGTATTTATATTTTAATTTCTTTCTTTATTGTAGGGAATCTTTGTTCTTTATAATAACTATATCTTTCATCAAAATGATCAAGGCAATAATTTTTCTTTATATTACCTGTTCTCTTGACATAAGATAAATCATCAATTATATCATAAACGATTACACGGTTTTTAGTCTTATGTAATCTTAATCCACGGCCGATTGACTGAAGAACCTTAATTCTGGACTTACTGTCAGCATAAAGGAAAACATCATGAAGTTTAGGAATATTGACACCAGCCGACATAGTTTGATATGTAGCTATCAATAATGTGCCATCTTCACTTTCAATTTTCTGTCTTATATCTTCTCTAAATTTAGCCTTTACATCACCTGTAATTACTTTTACATATCTATCTGGATAGCTTTGTTCAAGATGTTCTTTTACTCGTTTAAGATGTTCTTTGTGAGTTACCAATATAAGCATATTGTCAGTCTTTTTAGAATGGTCTATGACGTAATTCAATACACTATTTCTATTCGGATATTCCTCAACCATCTTAATTTCTTCTGGGAATGTTCTATCCTTATTTTGCTTAATTATTTCTTCTGGATATTTTAAGAAGAGACAAGCAATACTAATTTCTGATAGATAGCCAGATTTAATCAATGTCATTGATTTCAGTTCAAAAATTACATCTCCTAATACTTCGTTAATTTGAAGCTGATCTGCAATCTCTGTCGGTAATGTACCAGTGGTTCCAATTTTATATTCTGCATTATATGCAGCTTTTGTTAGCTTACGTAATACATTTGCTTTAGCCTGCTGACATTCGTCAACTATAACACAATCATAGTCTTCAAAGAATGACAAATGCTTCATTTGTAAAGATTGCCAAGTTGAAATAAGAACTGGAACTTTATATGTAGGCTTTTCTTCACTGTGTAATTTTTCACAATAGTTCTCAATTCCTGGCCAACCATAATCTATAAAGTCATTATACATCTGGTTGACGAGTGACTTGTTAGGAACGATAAGAACTATCTTCTTTAATTTCTTTATTTCGAGTAAGTATCTGATAATAGAGAAAATCATTAAAGACTTACCAGAACCGGTGCAAGATAATAATACACCTTTTTTATTCTGAAGTGCAGAATGAACTGCTTCTAGCTGGTAGTCTCTTATATCGAATTTTTCAATACGTTCATTAATAAATTCACGTAGCCATTCTTTATCGATTGTTTCATGAACATCGTCTAGATCTTCTAGCTTATAAGATATTTTGTTTTGCTCACACCATTTAGTTAAATTAGAAAGTAAACCGATTGGTAAGAGCTGTGTAATAGGAGAAAAACTATGATGTTTTCCATCCCAGAGTTTATGAATATATCTTGGGTTAAATCTATAACCTG